TGGAACCGCTGGTGGTGTCGTTGCTATCGGTGCTACGATGCTCAACTTTGTTGGAGCAGGTAATACCTTTGCGGTTAGTTCTGATGGAACCACTGTTGATATCAGTATCGCTGGTGGTGGTGGTGCTAGTGAAGTTCTCAAAGAAACTTTCAACGTATCAGGAACTCAATCAGTATTCAATATTACTGAAGGGCAGTTTGATGAAGGTTTCCTTGAAGTATATCTGAATGGTGTTAAACTAAATCAATCTGACTTCACTGAAAATCCACCCACACAATTCACACTTGATGTTGCTGCAGAAGCAGGTGATGTAGTTGAGATTATTGGTTTCAAAGATAGAGGAACCAACACTTCTGTTCAGGCAGATGTAACAAACCTGAACTCCACTGGTATTGTTACTGCTGGTCAGTTTGTTGGTGATGGTTCCAGACTTACAGGTGTTATTGGTTTAGGCACTGCTATCACAGCAAACACACCTGTACTTGGTAATATCTTCTATAGAAATAACACCTTAAGTGTTGGTAGCACAGTCACAGTGGATGTGCCTAGTGCTGCTGAAAGTAATGTTGGTTATACTCACCACTCTGATCTTGCTGTAGAAGATGGTGCTGACTTCATTGTTGCTGATGGTGATGAGTTCATTGCTGATGTATTAGGTATTGGAACTGATACTGCTCCACTGACTGGAACTGGTGGTAGAGTTCGTGCTGATAACTTTACTAACAGAGCAGGTAACGGACCACCAACATTCCCATTCGGTATAACTCTTGGTGGTTCTTCTGGTATAAATGATGAAGAAAACGATGGTGGATTTATAACCATTCAAGATGTTCTTGACGTAACCGAAGATAAGACTGTCGCAGGTTCTACTACTTCTACTGTTGTTGTAAAAAGAAAAGCAGTAGCAGTTGCTAGCACAAAGAGTTTGATACTCGGACCAGATTGTGAACTGGTTATCGATGTATACAAGTTATAAATACAAATAAAAGTTGGTCGTAGTTAATGTCTATACTCAGAGCTGATAGTATTCGTGATAGAGCGGGCACGGGTGCTCCTGATTTTCCTAATGGTCTTACTGGTAATCTGACTGGTACAGCGACCACTGCTACTACATTGAGTGGAACTCCAAACATTACAGTTGGAACTGTAACGGGCACTGATGCTACTTTCAGCGGTAACCTGACAGTTCAGGGAACTACAACCACAATTGATACTGCTGTTACTTCGGTTGATAGTTTATCAGTTGATGGGCAAGTTACTGCTGGTACTAGGGTTGGTATCGGTTCTACTACTCCGACAGATACTCTTGATCTTATTGCAGCTGCGCCAAGAATACGTGCTGTTGCTGAAAATAATGGTTCTGGATTAAGAATTAATGTTGTTGGTGGGGGAAATGAAGTATTCAGAATTCAAGAAAATAATAATACAAGACTTGAAATAGCACCTGGTGGTGCAGCAATCTTCAAGGCAGGACTTGCTGAGAAGTTTCAAACTGGAACAACTATTCAAGCAGATCCCACAATCGCACTTTCGGATGGTAACATAGTTCTCAGAACTTCTAATGAATCTGGAAACCAAGCAATCAACTTTACTGGTGTTCATAGCACCTTAGCAGTAGGAGAAGCAGTTTCATTTACTGTCATAATTACACCAAACGGATCTGGTGCTATTAATAATGTACAAATTGATGCGGCAACACAAGTCATTCAATGGTCTGGTGGTTCAGCACCTAGTGCTGGTGTTGTTGGAAGTAGAGATGTATATACTTTTACACTATTAAAAACAGGAAGCGGAACCACAGATTACGATGTATATGGTGCTGCAACCAACTACGCTTGATAGGAGGTAGACAATGAGTATATTCAGTAACTTCTTTAAAAAGGAAGCACCTCTTCTGGGACTGCAAGGTTCTGGTGGAGGTCTTGGTTTTTTGGCTCCGATTGGTGGTGGTGGTAGTGGTACAACTTATGCTACTGGTGGTATTATAAGTGAATATGAGTCTTCTGGAACACATTACCGTGCCCACATCTTTACAACATCTGGTTATTTTGAAGTTGTTGATGCTAGTGTAACTTCTGTTCAGTATCTTGTTGTTGCTGGTGGTGGTGGCGGCGGTCGTACCACTGGTGGTGGTGGAGGTGCTGGAGGTTTTAGAACAAATATCCCAGGCACTCCCCATTCAACTTCTAGTTCATTTCCAGTTTCTGTAGCGTCATATCCAGTTCAAGTTGGTGCTGGTGGACGTGGTGGATGTGCTCCTAACCATCCATATTCAGGCGGACTTCAAGGTGGAGAATCGTCTTTTGGACCACCATCAACTCCAGCCAGAATCCTTTCAACTGGCGGTGGAGTAGGTAGAGGATATCCTGGAGGAATTAATCCGCAGCACCCAGCAGGTGGTAATGGTGGATCTGGTGGTGGTGCTGGTAGAGGTGGACAACCTTATACATCTACTGGTTCTGGTGGACCAAGTGTTAGTATCACTGGACTTCCAGTATCACCAACAACTCAAGGAAATCCTGGTGGTATAGGTGGATCAAATGGAAGCCCTGTAGGAAACCCTAACCACTCTTATGGTGGTGGAGGTGGTGGAGGTGCCGGCGGTGCTGGTGGCAATGCTTCACTTCCTAACTCATCACCTGCTGCTAACGGCGGCGCTGGTGGTGTAGGACTTCAACTTCTTATTGCTGGTCCATCTTCCACAACTGGTGTTGGCGCACATAATTATGCAACTGGTCAGGGTCAATGGTTTGCGGGTGGTGGTAGTGGAGCATCAGCTAAGCAAGGTGGTCCTGGTGGAACAGAACAACCACGTAGTCTTGGTGGTGGAGGAATTGGGCAGATGCGAACCTCATCTGCTGCTAATATAAATGGGATAGACACTTCTGGTGGCGGTGGCGGTGGACATACAAATCCAAGCGGAAGTTCTGGTGGTAGAGGTGGTTCAGGCATTGTCATAGTCCGTTATGCAATTCCAGAATCTGGAACAGCAAAAGCAACTGGTGGTGCTATCAGTTTCTATAATGGTAAGACCATTCATACTTTTACAAGTTATGGAACATTTATCACTCCAGGATCTTTTAATGAAACTGTAGAATATGTTGTAGTTGCTGGCGGCGGTGGCGGCGGTTCCTCTGGTGGTGGCGGAGGCGCAGGTGGATATAGAACCGGAACACAATCAATTTCTGGAGCAAATACAATAAATGTGACCATCGGTGAAGGTGGACATGGTGGTGATGGTGGAGGAAATAGAGGTGGTGTCAGTACTGGAACTACAGGACTTGCAGGAGGAAATTCGGAATGGGCATCTCCAGCACCAATCGTATCTAATGGTGGAGGTGCTGGACAGAGTGAATCACATGCTGGTACACCTGGTGGATCTGGTGGAGGTGGAACGGGAACACCTGGAAGTGTTAATGGTCCAGGTTATCCTGGAACTGCTGGGCAGGGAAATGCAGGTGGACAAGGTGATGGTCCAGATGGAGCAGGTGGTGGTGGCGGCGGTGCTGGAGGTGCCGGTACTCCTGGTTCTTCTCCTAATGTTGGAGGTCCTGGTGGTATTGGTGTTCAACTTCCAGCGACATTCCAAGATCCTAGCCAGGGATATGGAACACCTGGACCTGCTGGACAATTCTACGTTGCTGGTGGTGGCGGAGGAGGAGTTCGTCACCCATCTAACTCTGGAGGAATGGCTGGAGGTTCTGGCGGTGGTGGCGGTGGAGCACATACAGATGCATATGCCTCTCCAGGAATTACAAATACTGGAGGCGGCGGCGGAGGCGGCGGTCACATAAATGGTCCTAATAATCAAGGTGCTGGTGGTAATGGTGGTCCAGGTATCATTATGGTTGCTTACCCAACATAATCCGCTAAATACAACTATAAAGGCATAAAATAATCGATGTCCAGAATAAGAGCTGATCAACTTGTAAACAGAGCAGGATCTGGTGGACCTAAGTTTCCTCACGGTGTTGCCGAAGGTTTCTCTGTTTCTGGTATTGTAACTGCAACTTCTTACAGAGGAGATGGTTCTCAACTAACTGGTATTGATGCCAGTTCTCTGAAGGATGGAAGTAATGTAAAAGTTCAGGCAACTAACACTGGTGCTACTGTAACAGGCACCCTTGTTGCTACTGTTACTGGTGATGTAACTGGTAATGTAACTGGTAATGTAACTTCCTCTGGTGCTAATACTCTTGGAAGTCTTACGGTAAGTAACGATGCTACAGTTCAAGGAAACTTAACTGTAAATGGAACTACTACAACTATCGACACTGCTGTTACTGCGGTTGATAGTTTGGCGGTTGAAGGTTCGGTTGGTATTGGAACTGATAATCCAGGAGCAAAATTAGAAGTAAGAGATAGTAATGCTCAAGGAATTATTATTCGTTCCAATAATACACAAGCAACTGATACAAATAAAGCACTAAGAATCAGGAACAATAGTGATACAAATACATTCCATGTAAGTCATAGGGGACAAGGATATTTTGCTGGAAATGTCGGCATTAACTCCACATCACCATCAGGTAAACTTGATATTGGTGGAAATGTTTTCCCAGCAGCAGATAATGTTCACGATTTAGGATCTTCTTCCAAACGTTGGGCAAACATATACACTGGTGACCTTAATCTTTCCAATGAAGGTTCTGCAAATGATGTAGATGGAACTTGGGGACAATATACAATTCAAGAAGGTGAGGATGACCTATTCTTAATAAATAGGAGAACGGGTAAGAAATACAAATTTAATCTTACGGAGGTTGACTGATGCCACTTCATATTGGAGGACGCAAGTACTATGCGGCATCAAGTTCTGCTCCAACATCTCCTGCTCCAGCAGAAGGAGATGAATATTATGATACTACCGATAATAAATTAAAAGTTTATAACGGTACTGCTTGGGTAGACGCATAACGGAGGATCATATGTCACCAATTCACGTAGGAAACAGAAAAATTTCAGGGTCATTAGCATCTGATCCTGTTGGCGTATCAACTTCTGCTGGATCAATATATTATAATACGACGGATGATAAATTAAGAGTTTATGACGGTACTGCTTGGGCAGATGTTGGTGGACTTGAAAACTTTGCTGGAACTGATGCAACTCATTGGTGGAAGAGTGAAGGCATTGCCACTGCTAACTCTTGGGTTGCTACACGCGGAGGTGTCAATTTTTCTGCTGGTGGCACTGGATCATTAACTTATACTGCAAGTGATAGTGATTTTAATACTCATAACAGTATTGGACAATCATCTGATCAATATCGTTATTTAACAGCAGACACTAATTCTAATGGATCATTCTGGGACGCTTCCAGTGCATTTAGTGTCATTCTAGTAATTAAAAAGACAGCACATATTGGTGGAACTTGGGGAGACACTCTTTTTGCCCAGCAATGGAATGGACAACCTGATGGAAGTTGGGCAATTGATATTGAAGGGGATCACACATGGGGTGGTGGTTATGGTGAAACTTTTGGTAATTATGGTAGTTTTTCATTCCCACAAAAAGGAATAGTGTGTATTAGATGTGGTAGTAATGGAGCAAGTTCGCAAGTATTATGGTGGCCAAGTGGTGGATCATCTTGGACTCAACTAGCAACGGGAAGCAGTTACCCGAGTAATATTTCAAATAGTTATGATGCTATCAATCTATTCAACTTTACTGGAGCATCTCACTCTGGACATAGATGGGAAGGTAAGATTGCTGAAGTAGCATATTTTAAAAATATGCGTATAAGTGATACAACGCGAGATGCTTGGAAGGATTACATTAAAACAAAGTTTAATTTCTAAAAACTTGTGCTATAATTATTGAGTGTAACTAATTTAGTATGAAATTTTTAGTATACTCAAAGAACGGATGCCCGTATTGCTATAAAGTGATGCAGGTGTTAGAAATGACTGGTAAGCAGTTTGTTGAGTACAAACTAGGCAGAGACTTTACTGGTCAAGAATTTTATGATAAGTTTGGGCAGGGTTCTACCTTCCCACAAGTTCTTTGCGATGATCGAAAGTTAGGAGGATGCGTTGACACCATTCAGTTTCTCAGAGAAGAGAAAGTTATCTGATCCAGATATAAATAAAATTAAGAACCGTGAAGTTAATCGCGGGGTTGATCTTATACTTAATGGAGGAAAGAAGCAGAAAAAACCATTTCATATCATATTTGAAAAGATGGTTTGCTTCTTCAAGAGGGAAGTAACTATCTATTTTGAGTTTTCCTTAACGTCAAGGAAGAAAAGTTAGTTCCCAGAGGTAAGAACAATGTTAGCAGTAAGTTTAGTCTTCGGTTCATTCTTGACCATTTTGTTTCTTGTAGTGGGACTAATTGGAGGTTGGACTGCTAGAGAATATATGATGAACTATCGGGAAGTACCCAGACCTCACCCCGAGATGTTTGATAATCAGGGTAACCTGATTCCTGATGAGGTTATTGCATTCAATTTTGAAAACTATTATGACGACAGCGAAGAAAGCGACGACAACGAGGGCTAAGACTACTCGAAAGAAACCTGCAGAAGCAGCGATCCCCGACCTTCCCAACAATCCTTTCATCTATGAGATCTTGGAAGTGATTTCCAAGCAACGTAGTAAGGCAAAGAAGGTCGAGGCGCTCAAGAAATACGAAGCACCTGTACTTAAAACCATTTTTATTTGGAACTTTGATGAGAGTGTAATCTCTGTGCTTCCTCCTGGAGATGTTCCTTACGCTGCAATTGATGGAGAGACTGGATTCAAAGGAACCCTCTCCGAAAAGATTGCTGATGCTGTAAGTAAGATGGAAGAACTTGGTAGTCACTCTCTTGGTGCTAACGATCAAGGAAAAACTACTATTCGTGCTGAATTCCGTAAGTTTTATAACTTTATCAAAGGCGGGAATGATTCTTTGAGTAGTCTTCGTAAGGAGACTATGTTCATCAACATTCTCCAAGGTTTACATCCTCTTGAAGCAGAGATTTTGTGCCTGTGTAAGGATAAGAACCTTTCTACTAAGTACAAGATTACTCAAGATGTTGTAGCAGAAGCATATCCAGACATTCAATGGGGAGGTCGTTCTTGAACCTTATGAAAATTCTTTTTGAAGACTGTGGTCCAGAACCCGCAGAAGATCGTGGTCTTCCTAATAACTCTTTCCTTGTAGAGTATAAACTTGATGGAATATCACACTATGATATTGCAGCAGCGGCAAAACAGTCTGAGATCTTTGACCATTACTATGATAAGTATAAAAAAGATTTCGTTACCATGAATCAGACTGAGGGTAGAGTTAATCCTAAACTCTATGGTGTAAAGGCACCTGAAACCAAAAAGAGGAAGTGATTTCCAGAATCGGGGGAAAAAATCCCGGCAAAAATTTGAACCCTTAAGGTTTTGTAAAATTGTATCACAAATTACATAACTGCTTGACTAGATAGTACACAAGAGTTATAATACTCTGGTACGTTCATCTCATGCTCAGTATCTTACTGGCATTGACCCTTGCCCATCATGATGACGGCAACCCTTATGGGTGGCACATGAGTTGTGAAAGGTTCTTACAGAGACGAGTAGAAATCCAAGCAGATCCTAATCTTGATCTTCGGTCAAAGTTGAATCTAATTGGTTATCTTAAGTCGAAAGTAGAAGGTCAATGTGAAGGTACATTCACATGAGACGCAAGTAAGTCGCGGAACGGAGCGTTCATCCCATGTTAGAACTACTTTTATACTCTGGTATGTTGTGTGCTGATGCTGATGCACTAGTGTTCAGGATCGAAGCAAACAGAGCGGAACTATCACCTAAAATTGTGGTAGAACTGGTAGAGACCGTAAAGGAATCTGTACCTGAGTGTAGTCACTACTGGGACGCAAACGACTGAAGGAACGGGGCTAAAAATCCCTAGTATTTCAGGAGCAACTACTATGAACACCCTTACTCTCATCAAGAAGCAAATCAAGAAAGCAGCAGCACTGCACGACGCACAAATTGCTATGACCACATATCGTGGTGTAAAGTATGAGTGCCAGCAAGGTGCTGATGAAGTACATGGTACTTTCTGCTATCGTGGTCACACTTACACCAAGTGAGGCAATTATGCAAGCACTACAAGTAGCGACAATTTGTTCTATTTCAAGCGTTGCATTTCTTGGTTTACTTTACGGGGAACTCACACTTTTACAAAAGAGGTGAGATATGCTGAAGATCAGTTTATATTATGATCTTCCAGCATATGACCCCCAAAAACACGATCCAGATAAAACATTCGCGTTTTTGACGTATCGTGGAGTA